AACTCATTTAGAATATCCTCGCATATCTGAAGTGATCTGAACCATCAAAACCATAATGTTTCATTAATCCTTCGTTTTCCAAACCTAACCATTTAGCAAACTTTAGACCTATTTTAAAGTCTGCTCTTACAGCAGTTTGAACTCTTTTAATCTTATGTTCCTTTGCTAATCTTGCAAAGTTTTTCTTGATGGCTCTGGCAATCGGTAATGGATGTTGCCAAACCTTATGACTAGCAAGTACCCAACCTTCAGCAACGCCATCCCAAATGATTTTCATTCCAGCAGATGCGATAGGTTCGTCATTAATCATACAAGTATAAGCTAAACCTTTTTCTTCTAACTGCATAGCTTCTCCATCAAATTTTGCATCTTGATCCATTAGAACGTGATTCATTTGATTGGCTAAGATGATCTTACCGTGTTTAGAAATATAAGGTACTATGTTTAAAATATTATCCATCATTTGTTACTAGGTTTGGGTATAATGATAAAACAGTTAATGGTAAAGGTTGATTTTGCCTAACATAAATAAAACCATCTGTTTCATAATTACCTCTAAATTCTACTTCTTTATCTCCTGTATACACAGGTATGGCTTGATCCATAGGATTTGCAGAAGATCTAAAAGGTATTCTTTCCATATTATTTAAGTCTGGTCCTACCTCTACACCTACAGTTTCGTATAATCTTAATGTAATGTCAAAAATTCTTTTAGTCTTAGCTTGTGAAGTTCCATTTTGTGAACCAGCATCTAATCTCATTGTTTGTAATAATGATGTATATCCTAAACCAACTTTAACATTAGTTGATGAACGATCTAAGGTAATTGCACCTGAAGAAACTGTTTTGTTAGGATGAGTTGCACCATTAGCAAGGACTGAAACTGTTTCACCTTCCAGGTGATCTAATCCTGAAATGGTTGTTGTTGCAGAACCTGAATAAGATAATTGTGAATCTAAAAAATTAAATGAAGTATTATCAGTTTCATCAAAATCAAAATTGTTTAAGTATTCAATATATCTAACCGTAGAACTATCAATGGTTCTTTTAATAATCACCCACACTTGATATTCAGAATTGTCAGTTGGAATGACAGCTACTGACTCACATATTGCACTACCTGAATCAAAACTACCACCAAAGACTTGTCTGTGCCAAGCAGTCACTTGTTGTTCTCTTTGATAAGTAAAACCAATGAGTTGACCATCAGCTCTAACCATCCAAACAATTTGATTAGGTTCTTGTTGATATGCCATTTGAGTTATGCCACCTTCTGTAATGTGTTCTGCAAGTATGGTCATATCTGGTGCAATGTAACCATCAACGTCAAAGTTATAAGCTAGTTCCCTAACTTTTCTTTTAGCTCTTTGTAAAAAGAGTGTAGCATTGCCTGCGGCAATCGCATCAAGATTAGCAGATCCGTGGTTAGATTGTTTCTTAATTAAAATATTAGTAGGGGTGATAGCAGTATCAACTGTTCCACCGCTAACTGTAAATTCACCACCTGCTGTGCCAACGATTAAAGTTCTAGTTGCTGTCATAAATCTGATGGCATTCACTTGGTTAGAAGCAATAGTATAAATGATGGCATCATCATCTGCTACCGTACCGTGATAGTTATCATCCATACTTTCATAGTCACCTGATTTAGAAAAGAATAATGTTTGTGGTTGTTCCTTAGTTCCTGCAAATACTAATCTTTGTTCAAAGAAAGTTACGCAAGATGGATGACCAGTCGTATCTGAGAAAGCACCTAAAGCAAAGTCAGTAGATCCAGAACCAGAAGATGGAGAAACAACACAAGTTGCAACTACAACCGTAGAAGAAGTATAAGCTGTAATTTTATAATGACCATCTTTTAAATGTACTAATCTACCAACGTCTGTACTTAGCCAACCTTGGTTTGCATTAACTCCAGTGGTCGAAGATAAAGTTAAATTACCAGAAGTTCCAACAGTAGTATGAGAAGCTGTTAAGGTAGTTGAAGTTATGTTGTGATCTTGAAATGGTCCAGTTTGAAAATCAACCTCAGTTAATGTCCAAGCAGTATGACCTGTTCGTGATAGTTTTCTTACTGCGTGGTTAGGATGACATATATACATCACGTCAGCAGATTGAGCATATTTAATTTCAAATAGTTCCGCTTCTAAATAAGGTGTTGATATTTCATAAGCAGATCCACCTGATAGTATTTGACCATTGTCTTTATAAAAACGAATGTATTGATTGCCAAACTCAAGCATATAAGTTTGTGTCGTAGAAAATTCAAAAGGTATTAATCTTGTTTTTTTTGTGCTGTCTTTTACTTCTGCTACGAAGCTCGTTCCTGATCTTCTAGCTGCAGCACCGTGAGGATAAACAATCATATTCTCCAAGGTCTTGCAACCTGAATTGTATTTAGCTAGATCATTACGACCATCTAATCTTGGTGACAATTCACCACCTGTGAAGTTAGTTAATTGTGCAGCTACTCTTGCCATTTTTTAAAATCTTGAGTTAATCCACGTACTCGTGTCAATGACATCTGCCATTCCCTTTTCAGGGTTTTGATTTTGTCCTTCAGTGGCATCAACAAATCTTGCTTCCTTTAACTTGTCTTGAAATAAATTATACATATTAGATGCGGTTGGATTTGATGAAGTTACTGCATAAGCAATGTCCGCAGCTAAAGCAGCTGATAATGTTTCTCTTAGTAATTCATCATATTGATTGGGATCTTCAATCCTACCAATGTATAATATTTTCATTGTTGAGTTATCAGTTAATATCTTTCTACCTTCAATCTTGTAATCTGCATCGTAATCTAAGATGGTTAATATTCTTAAACAGTCAGCAGGTAAGGTGTATTGTTTAGTAAATCCCCAGGCAGGTGCATCTGTGTCTGCTGCGAGTTGAACTCTTTTTTGTAAACAGTTCCAAGGGTGTGATCTAAATACTGAGTCTCTTACTTGAGTATATCTTGCGTTGCAAAGTCTTGCATTCTTAGAATCTTCAGTAAGTGAAATGATTGTTGATGCTCCTAATTGATTTAATGCTCCATTACAAATGTCAACGACTGATGCCATATTTACTCCAAATTTCTTTTTGAGTTAAGCCTAACTCATCTTTTTTTTGCTTAGTTCTATGGTTTATATCCTTTTCTGAAATAACTTCAACTAAAGCATATCTGTATACCTTAGTATCGTCTTGCCATTGAAAATGCAATAGTTCTCTTGGTTCTTTGTATAGGGTTAAGTTTCTTGGATCGAAATCGCTTATTGTCATTTTAAAAAAAAGAATAAGATGGGGGATTTCTCCCCCACCTAAAAAAAAGAATTATTCTACAACGTAGAAAATTGCAATTTTAAATGTACCAGTTGAAGTACCAGTAGTCGTAATTATGATGTCAGTCTCTGCTGAATATTCATAACCAAAACCAGCTATAGCATTCAATCTAGTAAGAGTAGCAGAAGATGCTGTATCTACAGAAGTAATAAATCTGTCTGCGTCACCAGAATCACCTACAACCGCAGTTGTAGCTGTTCCCATATCGTCAGCGTGTAATATTACATCGTATACGATTGCACCTTTTGGTAATTTAGCAACATTAATTGTTCCTGCTGCTAAAGAAGTTGCTTCGTACTCATCGTACTGAACTCTTAATTTTCCACCCCACTTAGATACGTCAACCATATCTTTAGGAGTGTTTTGCGTTAATTGGTAATTTGTTCCATTAGCCATAATTTATCTCCTTTGGTTTACGCCTCGTAGGCTTGGACTTCTACAACTTTTTCTTCTTCCATTCTAGTTGAGCCGAAAGAAGCACAGTAGTAAACTTGAGTAGCGTAACCTTTGTCAGCTCTCTCGTCTATTCTAGCCATTACATCTTTACCAACTCCTAGTGCAAGACCGTCTTGAGCAAATGCAATACATTGTCTCATTGATCCTGTTGTAGTTAGTCTGTTTGACATTATAAAATTAAACCCTAAGAACGAGTTGATTTCACCATTAGCTAATGCTTTAACTGTGTTGAAATCTGAACTTGTTACTTGAGTTGTACCTAATAAATCATCGATCTGTTTAGGACCAACAACTATGAATCTAGGAATTGAAGGATCAACATTGTTTAAATCAAGAATCTTTTTAGCGTTTCTTAATTTAGCAATAGTTAAACCATCTGTACCAGCTTCAACTATCTTCTGTCCAGAAGGTAGTGGAGTTGATGTACTTCCAGTTTCACCTGTGTATGATGTGCCTAAAGCGGCAGCAATGATTTCATCGTCCATAGCTCTACCCATAGCGTAAGCTGCAGCTTGAGCATAAGATGATGTTGGGTCGATTAACATTCGTACTTTATCTTGATCATCGATAAGGTCAGCAAATTCGTAATCCACTAGAGATACTCTTCTTCTTGCGTGAGGAGTATCGATTTGTGGAGTGTCTCCGTGCCTGCTAGTTCTTTTAACAGCAGTTACAGAACCCACTTGATCGAAAAATGCATTCTTACCAACAACACTTTCAAGACGAACTTTATCTCTCAATAATGAACCCATTTGTTGAGATAGCATTTGTACGTTAGCAGAATATTGCTGTACAAAAGCTGTTGTTACTTGATTAGACATATTTGTCTCTCCATTGTTAGTTTGTTAGTATTATAAACAATCAGAAAGGTTCTCCGTCTTGCGACAGGCATCTCTTGGATTTAAAGTCTTTTAGACCGCAGTCTATTCCTCGCTGTCAGTAAGGTTCGTAGATTTACGAATTGTCTTACCTTTAACCCATTTATAGTATTCGTTAGCGATTGGCAAGGGATTATTTTTTTGAAACTCCGTACCATTTTCCTTAATGATACGAAGTATTTCTAATCTAATCTCTTGGTCGTTTAAATGGTCTTCACTTGCCATTTAACATTTCCCTTAAGGTAAACATTTGTTGAACCATCTTAGAATGATCAGGGTGTGATTTATTCCAATAAGGTCCAGATTTGTCATCCATAATTTTAGATATTTCAGTTTGAATGTCTCTACCTTGATTGACACTTTCACTTTCCGTAGAGATGATTTTATCTTCTGAAAGAAGATTGGCAATGTTAGCAAAGCCTTTAATGATCTCAGGATTATCTCCTAATACCGTACCATCCTTTAGTTGTGTATTTAATAACTCTTTACTAAAATTAGCTTGAGCTATGGATTTTGCCTTAGTTAATTTTTCATCATAAGCTCTACCCCATTCTTGCCTTAATTGTTGTTGAGATTGTGCTTGTGATGTTTCTATGTCTATTTGAGATTGCTTAGCACTTTGCTCTACATTGTTTTTATAGAACTCTAAGATACCTTGAGCTTGTTTGTTATTCAAACCTAACTTGTGTGCATTCTCAGCAAATTGTTTAATTGATGTTTCTTCAAAAGGAACAACGTCTGATTTGATTTCAAATTTATATTTATCAGGAGACTGAGGTCTACCTAATTTATCATAGACTTCATTCCAATGATCTTCATTTGAATTTTGATTAGGTACTATGACTTTATCAGAACCAATCATCCTTGTTGCATTGATATAAGATTTAGCTAGTGCATCAATCTCAGTAAACTTTGCAATGTTGGGATCGTTTCTAAATTCTTCTGATATAGTTTCCTTCCAAGATTTTGCTACCGTATTAGGTTGCGTAGTCGTAGAAGATATAGGTTGTTGAGTTGTTTCTGTTTTAGTTTCTGTAGGCGTGCTTGTCGTTTCTACAGGCGAAGCAGTTTGCTCCGTTATCTGTGTTTGTTCTGACATTTTTATTTTCCTTTTTCATTGTCGTTTCGTAGCATTGATTTAATAAATAAAAAGACACTACGTTGTCCTTCTAAATATGCACTTTCATAACTATCACCTTTTACATTTGTGGTAACCCAAAAGTGGCATCTCTTTTCCAAATCGTTGAGAACTTGCTTACCTTCATCTGTATTAAAAATGAATTGGTAATTTTTTTTTAAGCCTTCAACGTATCTTTGTAAGTCTTCTTCTTTTCTTTTTGCTTCACCCATTATTCTTCTGTGGCAACTAAAGATCTAGCTTCATCAGGTAATGCTTTGGCTAGTGGTGCTATTTGTCCGCCAGCTTGTGCTATTTGTTGAAGTTGTTGCATTTGTGCCATTTGCTCCTGTTGTTGTTGTTTCTGTTGACGTTCAGCGTTTAATTGTGATTTAGGTTTTAAAATCTTTTGTGGAACACCTACAATGTCTGCAAGGTGTCTAACAAGATTATCCATATTCACGTGATCAAACACAGGAGCTACATTAGCTAAACTTCCCATAATTTCAATAGCTCTCATTATAGATTGAAGTTCTGTGGATTTCTGTGCTTTAGCTAACGGTGATACATATTCAATTTCAATGTCTTGTCCTGATAAGAAATCAGGTGCAGATCTAAATTGATTCTTTCTAAGTAAAATGTTGAATGCTCTATCAATCAATGGTTTCAATAACTCTGATTGTAATCTTCCTAATACTGGTCCTAATAATCTCATCTTCTCTTCGTTTCTTTGGATGACTTCAGTGGCAGTCATTTGTGGACCTTGTTGCATCATTAATTGATTAACATAGAAAGCATTTCTAATTGAGTTTCTTCTTTGCTCTTCCATATTTAAGCCTAATGGATTATTTGCACCAATGTTTAAAGGTTCAATTCTATCTCTTGTTCCTGCTCTATAAAAATTTAATCCACCTGGAACAGTTCTGACTGGCAAGATGAAACCATCATCAGGAACTAATAAAGGTGGGTCAACTTGTTTTTGTGCAGCCTTGATCGTAGTCTTAGACATTTCATTTAACATCTTCACATCAGGTAAAGCTGTCATAGCAGGTGAACGACCATAGATTTCGTGTGATGCTTTTAAGTATCTTGGTACTACAAAAGGAAATTCTCTAAATCCTGAAACAGATAATTGTTCGCCTTTAGCAGTCATATAAACTGATTCAAATGGCATATTCGAACTATCTTGTTTTGTAGGGTTAAAATCTGATCTTGGATAAACTGCGTGAATGATGTCTATCTCTTCGTAAGGATCTTTGTTTGCAACCGTTTGAATTTCTGCTGGTACGTTTTTAAATTTTTGAATTGCAGCTCTAGCACTTATTTTAAATTTTCTAAAGATAGTATCAATTCTTCCCTTGTCGTTTTCAGCTATATACATTTCATTGATGTGTCTAGTTGAGAATTTAAGTAAGTCTTCTTCATCTTCTTCAATGAACATTGCAGCTGTACCAAACGTAATCAAGTCGTGATACAATTCAAATATTTCTTGTTGGAAGTTAGATCTGTTGAATGCAGTATACATAGTCTCTGTTGCAGACTCTAACCATTCCTTTGCTTCGTCTTCTTCAGAAACTTCTTCGCTTTTAAATCTTAATGAAAACCAAGGCGTAGAAGGATTGGTTAACATTCCGTGTAGTGATGCAGCTAATAGTTCTACTGCTTGTAAAGGTGATGAATCAAAAATAAGTTCAGTTCTCTTGTCGCCTCTTGAACGTAGCTTAGTAACGTCTGCCTTTCTTGGCATCATATAGTCTGCTACTTCTTGCCAATGCGTTTCCCAATTTTGTCTTTGGGAACTTAACTTGTCAAATCGTTTTAATAAACTTTTAGTTAAATCTGTCTTTGCCATTATTGTCCTAATAAACTTTTCTTACCTAGTGTCGTTGATTGATCTTCAACACCCATTGCTCCAGTTAATATGGTAGCTGATCTTCCTTTACGTTTAGTCTTTCTTGAATCATATCCATCCATACTTGTTGCTGTTGACTG